ACTTATACTATTGTGATTTTCATCTTTAAATAATTCATCTGAATTTTGTTCCAATATATTTTTATACAAATTTAATGTATGTGTTATTGTTGTTATTCCTATTTTATTATATGTTTCAATAAGTTTTTCTATTCCTTTAATCGCCAGACTTAATATTTTTGTAAAGACTTCATCATCTTTATGTTTATACCACTTATAATACCTCCTTATTGCGTGAAATAAATAATATAAGTCGTCTTTATTGTCTTGTTGATACCAACGCATTACACCTTGAAAATATGTAGGTTGTTGTAAATATAAAATATTATTACTAATTGAAATCTTAGTACCAACAGGTAAGTATGATAAAACGGCAAGTTGTGTAAGTACTTGTAAAGGTTCTAAAATCATATCAACTTTTTCCTTTGGATGACTCTTAATTAGGTCCATTTAATTATATTAAAATTACTTTTTTAATATATTTAAAAAATAAAGTATACAAAGTATAAATGCAGGATTATGAAGAGCAATTAGAAATATATATTTCTCATACCGAAAGTAATAAAAGATTCACAACTTTAAACTCAAATGATAAAAACTTAGTGATAGAATTAGGTTTAAAACTTTTAGATAGAGGATGTAAGAGTTATCAAATTCTTAAAAATGATGAGTGGAATGAGAAGTTAACTTCTTTGGAAGAATCCAAAAATGAAGATATTAGAAAACTTCAAACTTCTATACAAAACAAAAAAGAACAACTAATTATGTTAAAAAATAATCAGAAAGAAGAGTTAAACTTAATAAAATCCCAAGTAGAAGAAAAAGTTAAATGTATATATGAAACTGATATTGAAAATCTCAATAAAAAGATAAATCAAAGTATTGAAACCTTAGAAGAAGAGAAGAAATATAGATGGAATATGCAAGAAACATGGCATAATAATTTGGAAGAAAAAATAGATAGTATACGCAGAGAAGAAGAAGAGAAGCGTAATTCTTTACGTCAAAATTATAATACGTTACTTGATAAAGAAAGACAAAAGTGTTTTGATTTATGTAAAAGACAAGAAAATTCCACTTTATTAGGTCAAGATGGTGAAAACTTTACATATCATAATTTAAATAGGTTATTCCCTAAATCAGAAGTTATTGATACTCATGATACAAAAGAATGTGGTGATTTTAAATTAGTATATAACAATATGCCTATAATGTTAGAAGTAAAAAATTATAGTGGTAATGTTTTGAAAAAAGAAATTATAAAGTTTCAAAGAGATATTGAATACCAAAAGGATATGAGAGGTGGTATATTTATTAGCTTAAAATCTGGTATTAGCGCAAAGAATGATTTTCAAATGGAAGTTTATGATGGTAGACCAGTAATTTTTTTAACACATGTGATAGACAATATGGAAAAGATTAAATTAGCAGTTAAATTAATTGAAGTAATGGTAAAGGAAAAGTTAGATTTAAAAAATGAGGAATTGGTTGGAGGTATTAAAAAAATCATTCCAATGATTAAAAGAAAATGGAATACAATTAAAGGCACTTTGGAAAACTTTAAAAATAAAATGTCACGTGAAATATTAGAACAAGAGTCATATATTATTGAAATATTCAAAATTATTGGAATGAAATATTAACTATATATAAAATGATTAATCTTTGTAGATTCAAAAATATACTAGGTCTTCCTAAAAAGGGCATTCATAGATTTAGATTCAAAAATATTGCCATCGTTGATACCTTATTGACCTTTTTTTTAGCATATTTAATAAAAATATTTATATTTACAGAAACACATTATGGAATCATTTTAATTTCATGTTTTGTTAGTGGTATTATATTACATAGATTATTTTGTGTAAAAACAACTATTGATAAATTTTTATTTTAACGTTTTTTTCGTGTTTTTCTATGTGGACCCATTTTCATTCTTATCTTTTTTGACTTACCTTTAGGATTTTTTAAAGTTAAATCATTTTTAGATAATTGTAGTAAGTAGTTATAGATTTTATCTAGTTTTTTATAATTATATGAAACTATAATATTTTTTAGATTGGAATTATTTCTAGTTCTTATATTCAAAAAGTTTTTTAATTGAATAAGTTGGTTTTTTTTTAATTTGTCAAGTAAATCATTAATTTGTATAATTTTAACTCTATTATATTCAATAATTAATTCACTTTTCATTTTACTTGCATTATAATCATCTGGATGTACAAGTCTGTCTACTAAACTTTGTGCTAAAAGCCTAATATTTGAAACAACTTGAAGTGATTCATTAAATTTTGAAACATTTCCTGTTATTTTTTCCATATATAGTATAATAATTTTTTTTTATTATAATATATAAAATATGTCTTATAACTATTTATTTAAATTTTTAATTATTGGTAACGAGAATGTAGGTAAAACCAGTATTTGTAAAAGAATGACTGGACAAGAAATAGATTCTTCTTATGACCAAACAATCGGTATTGAATTTTCTACATGTTTCACAAAAATACCAGGAAAGTTAATAAAATCTCACTTATGGGATACTTCTGGTAGAAGAATATTTGCTCCTGTAATTACTAATTATTTTAAAGGTATTGTTGGTATAATATTAGTATATGATGTATCAAATCAAAAAAGTTTTCAAGATATAGACTATTGGTTAAAACAAATAGAAAAAAATAAATCTCCTGAATATGAATTTAAAACATTACTAATCGGTAATAAAACAGACAAAAAAAATAGAATAATAACTTGGGAAATGGGAAATAATATAGCACAAAAAAATAATTTATTATTTTTTGAAACATGTGCCAAAAATAGAAATAATAATATAGATGAAATTAAAGAAAATTTTTGTACACTAATTCATGATTCTCATGATTTTACTAATTCTCATCCAGGAATTCAATTGCCAAAAATAATAGAATTAAAAAATATAAAATATCAGGAAGATGAATTCGCTTTAAGAGATTGTTGTTGTTGTTCTTAGTTAAATAAATCATTCAAATAATTATAAATACTATTTTCCAATTTTTTTGAATGTGTTATTGAATAACAATTATGTGCTTTTTTTATTTCACCACATAAACTACACCTATATTTCCCTTTTTTTTTATTTTTACACATTTTTTTATCTTTATTTAACTTTACATAATTAGTTAATGCATATCTAGAACTCCAAAACTTAACTTCACCATGTTCATCATATTTAACTGTTATTTTATTATTGTTTTTTTTTATTATTATACCTATTTGATTTCCCTTAATTTTCTTTACCATATCACCAATATTAAAATCTATATCTAATTTTTCACCTAATCTTCTCTTTTTAATTTGCGTAATACCACGTAGTCTTTTATAATGTTTTGATGTTTTAAATAGTAAATATTCTAGGTGTTCTAAAATATTTACTTCTATTTCACTCCTATCTATTCTCCTTTTATTACCTGTATAAAAATATCTATTAAATTTTTGATCTTTATGTATTTTATAATTATTGTCAAATCTTAAATAATTTTTTACACAACCTATTCCCATTAATTTATTTAATTCATTGTTCATTTCCAATACAATTATATGTTTATATGGTGCTATATTTGGAGTTATTTTATGTGGTAATCCATAACAACAACCCTTAAAATTATTATTTATTTTCCATTTCATATTTTCTATATAGGTTTTATTATTAAACCGTGTAGTCGTAACATACATTTTATTATTAAGTTTATATATAAAATATATAATTCAATTTATTAATTTAAATTATAAAAATAATAAAGACAATTAACTTATATATAATATATATTATGACTGAAGAATCAATCTTACAGGAAGATTACGAAGTTGAGTTTGATAATGCTGCTAAATTTGTAGAGACTAATACAAGTTTATTCAGTGAAGAACAAATCTTAAAATTATATGGTCTATATAAGTTATCTACTATAGGAAAGTGTAATACAGAAAGACCTGGTATATTTCAATGGAAAAGACAACAAATGTGGGATTCATGGAAAGATTTGGAATCCAAAGATATTAAAAATTCAAAACAAATGTACGTTGATTATTTGACTGAACATTTTGCTACATGGAAAGAATAGTTCTTTTTTTTTGGTTATCTTTTTAATGCTCAAATATATTTAAAAAAAAATTTTTATATATATTATATATGCCAATTTCATTTCCAGAACTGGAAGATGTATTGTTAGAATGGAAAAAATTATTAAATGTAAAGAAACCTATTCGTGGTAGAACTGGTAAATGGGTTTATAATAATATGAAAGACAAAGCTCAAGAGAGATATGCAAAGAAGATAACTTCTCTATTTAAAACTATTGATATAGATAATTTAAAAGTAGTAGAAACTGTCAATCCAGATAGAACTTATGGTAAATTAACACAACAAAAAACTATTATTATTAATAAGTTATCATCCCTATAAATTGAATATATTATGTTACTTAATTAAAATAAGTAACATACAAAATGCAGAAAATTCCAAGTGTCTTAAAACTTGAAATCATTCAATATTTAAAAATTAATAGTTTTATAAATATATGTATTCTAAGTAAAGAATATAATGATCTATGTAAAGAGTATTTAAGAACAAAGAAATTAGATTTTGAAAGAAATAAAATAAAAAAAACGATACACAATAGTTTATATAAAGTTAGAAATAATTGTTTTTATCCACCAACAAATGAAATCGCCAAAATTGTAAAAGTAGTTACTAGTCATAGAGATAATAGTAAAAAAAAAATTTACTATTGGGTTATTTCAAAAATGGGTAAAGTTGGAAATAAACACTGTATATATCCACAATGGACTGAAATACATAGTCTAGAAGACGACAAATTTATTCCGTTTTATTAAAATCCTTAAAATAATTTATTGTAGCACTCACTACATATTTATAAAAAGGGCGGGTTACACTGCGAAATTGTTTCAAATTTTTTAATTCTACCCATGTCATTTTATCTTTTTCCCATAATCCATTATGTTCTTGAATTAAATTAAAATTGTCCTTTTTTATATGTTTATACATTTTATCATACTTTTTTGGAATATTTTTATCATAATTTACTTCAACTATATAAGTTGTATAATTATTTATTGTTAATTTTACTATAAGTTTATTATTTACTAAATTTATAATACTTTTTTCATCTCCAAATATACCCATAGTTTCTTCAAATCCTTCTCTTATTGCAGTTGTTTTTAAAGACTCATTTTTTTCTCTAGCACCACCAAAATCACTCCATTTTCCACTGTCCTTAAATTTTAAATCTTTTGTTTCACGACCATATAATAAGTATATTTTTCCATCATGAAAAGCTATTGGTAATATCCCTGCCATTTAATTTAAATCTATATTTTATTTAAATTAAATTTCAATTTATTTTGAATCAAAAATACTCCATTCTACAGTTTCTCCTACAAAACTAGTTTTAACATATATTTGAAACTTTGATAATTCTTTACTAAAATATAATACACAAGCACCTTTGGGCCATAATTTGAATTTTTCATTATTATCTGGTTTATTATCTATTTCCGGTATTGAAATAAAATCTACATTGTTTGATAAATTTTTTAATTTTATATAAAATTCATTTAAATCTAGTTTCAATATATTTTCCACCTTTAATATGAATTTCATTATTTCTTCCTTCTTTTCATTTGTTAAAGTATCATCCTCTAATATTTTATTTTTTATTTTATCAGCACTTTCTACTATATCTTCTTCTGTATAAGGTACATTTATATTCAATAAATTCCTCAATTCACTTATTGTATAATTTTTTTCATTCAAATTTAAGATACTCATATAATAACACACTTTTTTATATTTTCTTGAAATAATTCAAAACACCAAAATTGTAGAGCGAATTTCGGAAATATTGATATATATGATGCCAATAAACCTTTATATAAACCGCGAATTCCTTGCCTTTTTATTATTTTTTTACCACAATCTATTATTCCATCATATTTTGGTACTGATTTATCAAATCCTTGTAACTGTAATTGACGTCTCATTAAATCTGTTGGATATGTAAATGTCACTGCCGCCATTGCTGAAAAGCCACCAGATAATAATTTATTTGCATTTTTGTTCATTTCCATTTCTTCAAAATTATCTTTTAATTTATTATAAAAAGCAAAATTTAAAGCACAATATGGTGTAAACCCTAATAAACTCATCCCTAATCCTTTATACATTTGATTAAATGGCATAGTTTTTAAACAATTTAGAATACCTGAATAATGTGAACTATTCACCTGTAATGATAATCTAGAGCGAACAGTTTCTAATGGATATATACATGCCATTGAAACAGACCCTGCTAAAGCACCACAAACCAAATTATTTATGTCTTTATTTTCCATTTTTATATGTTTTTTAGAATATTCAAAAATACTATAGTTTATTGCCATTTGAGGGGCTATTCTTGTACAATTTGTCATATTACCTTTCCATAAATATCTTATTCCTTCTTTTTTTATAACATCTCTTAAAGTTGCATTTTCTATATAGGTAGCCTGTCTTTGTATCTTATATAACTCTAAAGGAGCAACACCCGTTCTAGATACGATACCAGCTAAACCACCTGATAATAAATCAATTAGCATATTTATAACATACTAGTTGATTTTTAAATTATTTTAAAAGAAGCTAAATTATCTTGTTTTTCTTCTTCTTTTTTTTCTTGTTCTTCTTTTAGCCGCACTATTTGATTTTGATGGACTTTTAGATTTACTTCTAGATTTTGATTTACTTCTTGATTTTGATTTCTTTTTTGTTTTTTTCTTCTTCTTCTTCTTTTTCTTCTTCTTTTTTTTAATCAGTTTTGGAGAAGGTACTGGACTAGCTGTTTTCATCTGTGCTATGTCTTGCCTCCTTTCCTCAATTGCAGCTTGTTCCAAAGCATTTTCTGCATCCCTCATTGCTTGTAAAATTATTTTTCCTGTTGGTGAAATGGAATTTTTTGACTGTGACATATATATTATACAATTATTTTAATAAATATAAAATATGATAAATATATAGATATGCCAAAAAAATTAAATATAAAAGATCCTAGATTTATTATAGGTAATGAACAAAAATATGATGCTTTTGGACCTTGGTATAAAACCCATTTAACCGCCAATCCAAATACAAACATTTTACCACAGGTATCATTATACATGCCAACGGCAACATATAACAAAATGATTAATGAAGCTTTAATACCATTAAGTGCTATAAACAGTATATTACAAACACCAACTTGGAAGCAAAAAAAAAACCAAATATTAAAAAAAAAAACA